AGTTTATATGCTTGTGCTGAGAGTATTAAATACAAATCTACGATGTCTGCTGTTGCTCGTGATATTGTTGATAACGGATATAATGATGTGTATACAATCCTTGATTCTGCAAGAGGCGGCGAGATGTTGTCGATATTCCGTAATGAAGGTGTTTTATGTAATAATATGTATAAAGGACGTAATGGTCAATTATCTCGTGAGTTTGGTATACAATGGCTTGCTTCTCGAAAGAATATATTCATAGATAAGCAAGTCACTCCATTTATCTTTGAAGAGTTTAGCGGTTATGAATATCAGCGTGACCCTCATGACCAAGATAAATTCATAAGTCAACCTATTACTTTTAACGACCATAGTGTTGACGCAACGAGATATGCTTTAAGTCCTCATTATCAAGTGTATGGAGATTAGGGGGTAAATTATATGGAAATGATAGGAGTTGAAGAATTAAATGAAACTACTAATGTTAGACCTTTATCTATTGATATTGAATGTTCAGATAGTATTTCTTCGGATACAGGAGAAGTATTACCAGATGAAGATGAAATGGCTAATGAAGAGTTTGAACAGGATAAGAAACATAAATTGTTTGTAGATATATTCAAACCTTTTGATGCATACCAAGTTATTTCGGAGGTGAAATAAAAATATGGAATTTATTAATTTTGTGAAGGGAGTGTTCAATAAAATGTTTAATCGTCAGGAAATCACAAGACCGTTTGGTATATCTACAGATATGTCAGCTGAAATGACATCTGCTTTACAAGTATGGGATAAGTTATATCGAACTAGTCCTACTTGTATAGCGTCAGTAATCGCCAGTGAAGCAGCGAGATTAGCTACTATTGATATGAATGTAACTGTTACAGGAAGTGAGAAAGCAGATTATATTCAGTCAATATTAGATGAAAATCATGATAAGTTTCGTTCTAAACTTGAGTTAGGTTGTGCTTATGGCGGACTTGTATTAAAACCTAATGAGGAAGGTATAGATTTTGTCCCAGCCCCACGTTATATACCTATTAGTTTTGACGGAAATGGTAATATTACTGCTATCATATTCCTGGATATTTATAAAACAAAGACCGAAGTATATACTAGGTTAGAGTATCATCACTTTGACAAAAAAGGAAATTATAATATTCAGAATAAGGCTTTTCGTTCAAGTTCTGATGTATCTCTTGGTTCTGAGGTGTCTTTATCTTCAGTTGAAAGGTGGAAGAATATTGAAAAAAATGTCACACTCTCAGGGGTAGCCAGACCGCTGTTCGGTTACTTTAGAATGCCTACAGCTAATAATGTAGATATTGATTCACCTTTAGGAGTTTCTATATTCTCTAAAGCAGTTGACACTTGTGAAGACTTTGATATGTGGTATTCAAAGTGGAAGAGAGAAGGTAAACTGTCGGATAAAATTTTATTTGTAGATGAACAGGCTATGTTGCACCCAGGTCAAACAGGACGAGATAAAGCTGTTCCTATTAATCCGTTACCAGAATTAATAAAGGGATTACGTTTTGGTAATAATGCAAATAAATGTGTAGAGGAATGGTCACCCACTATTAGAGTAGATGAATATCGTCAGGCACTTCAAACACAGCTTGATTTGATTGCTGTACAGTGTGGCTTTTCTTCAGGATATTTCAGTTTTGATTCTAGGACTGGTGCAGTTACCGCTACACAAGTTGAAAGTGAAGACCAAAGAACTTTCTCAACCTGCACAGATATTCAACAGAATTATGCAAAAGCATTAAAGGACTTAGTTTACGCTTTGGATGTGATGAGTAGTCTATATGATAGGACACCAGAAGGTAAATATGATATTTCTATTTATACTAAAGATTTATTTGTAAATACGTCAGAGGATAGAGATAGAGCTTATCAGTTGTCACAAAACGGCTATATTCCAAAGTGGAAGTATTTAGTCGATTACGAGGGGTACTCTAAGGAGGAGGCAAAGTCCTTAGTTGCCGAAGCCGAGAGTTTACAAAATAAAGAATAATATTTTTTCTGTAAAGTTAATCTAAAACTACAGAACTTCTGGGAAGTAACAAACTACCGTTAGTTACTTCCTTTTTGTTAGTTCTTTTTTGAACTGTTAATATGAAAGTAAATTATTAGAGAACAGAGAGTAGTAAATAAGGAACCCCACGAAATCAGGCGAACCTCTAGTAAGTTATTATATTATTGCTGAGTTTACTTTTCACTGTAAAGTTTATATTGAAACTGTTGTGAACTATATAGTCCTCGTGAGTAGACTACAAACTAATCAATCTTGTTAAATTCTAGTAGATGATTTAGTATCGCCAGTCACGTGAGTTTTACCTATTACTATTATATTTACACAAATCTTGAAGTTTATTTTGTTTATGTTTAGTCTTGATGAATTATGAAAGTTGCCTGCCATTCTTTCTAGTAGTAGATTAAGAATATAAATAGTAGATTAAGTTTACTAATTCCCACGAGTTACTAAATCGTTTTATTAGTTTATTTCTGTACACTTAATATGAAAGTATATTTATTATAATAAATAAAATGAATATATTTTTGCAGGAGATATAAGTTATAAAATAGTTTTATTAGTTTATTTTCCAGCACTTGAGTTAAGAATATATTTATTATAAATGAAAAATGAATATGTTTTCGCAGGAAATGTGAGTAGACAATATGTTTTATAAGTTCTTTTCTACGAAGCTAAGTTGAAAATATATTTATTATAAATAAAAACTTAATAAATTATTTTATAAAATCTAGGAGGATTAAAGTTATGACAACAATTAATTTTACAAACAGCGAGTTATTAAATGAGGTTTCTAAGTTACTTAGCAACCCAAACCCTTATCTTAGCGAGTTAGAAGGACTTTACATTAAGCTTGCAAAGAATACACAGGAGAATGAAGATACAGCTATAGAAGTTAAATTTAATTTTGCAGATACAACTTTTGAGTCATATGGCATTCTTTGCTATATGAATATGGTTATAAATGCTATGAAGACTATTGCTACATATAAGATTAATTGCAAAGGTATGTTAGATGCCAAAGCACAGTATATTGAGAATCGTGCTTACTTATTAGCAGCTATTCAGAAACTTATCAATACTGTTGAAACTTATGTTAATGCTAAAGAAGAAGGTAAAACAGTTGAAGTTGTAGGTTCTGATGTTGTAGTTACTTGGAGTGAAGAAGTAGTAGTTGATAGCACAGATATTAATGGGGTAGATTGCAAGGAGAGCATTACTCGCTTACATAGGGTAGTAAATGGCGAAGATATAGTAGTCGAAATAAGTAATGGTTACATTGTTGAGGGTGTCAGCCTTTCTGATGAAGAGTATGAGAAACAGTGGAATGCTTGGTATGGAAACTATCAGTCGTCACTAAAGAAAGTTGTCAATAAAGCACCAAAGAATGTGTGCAGAATACGCAAGTCAGATTCGTTAAGTCGTCTTGATTCTATGAAAAAAGCGGTGAAGTTTTTTAGAGACGCACGAGGAGCTCAGTTGACCATCAATAATTACTACAAACCCAATAATTTCAACCATATAATATTAATCAGAAATACACAAGATAACCTTAGAAAAGCTAAAGAAATACATAAAAGATTAAGTTTAAATAACGAGTTAGATACCTATTTAAGTGATTAGCTAATACTAGCAATCGCAAATGTAATATTTTAAAGTTTAACATTTAGTTGACTATTTTCTATGAAAGGAGGTGAATAAAATGACTACATTAACTTTAAGTGATTTAAATGAATTACATGATATTTTAGGTAAAATGGAGATATGTATGTTTAATAAGATATATGACATAACAGTATTTAATTCAGAATTTTTTGACAATATGGTTAAAAAGTTTGCAATAATAAATACTGAATATGATGGTAAATTACGTATCGAAAATAGCCTATTAGAATGTGATAAGACTTATGGTTATATTAAAGAATTGTTCTTCTCTTTAATGTGTTTTCACGATGAAAGTATTCTAGCCTATAAGCCTTTAGTTAAATTGATAAACGATTTAGATTATCAAATTACACGAATGATTCTTATCATAAATGACGATAATGAATTTTGTAGAGCACAATAATTATGGGGTATTTTCTTCATATTATAAATATGAGGTTGTAATATGTTAGAACTATTTAAAAAAGGACTCACATGTTTAGATAGACTTACTTATTCTTACGCATCTTTAAATAAAATTTAAAATCAGATATACAGGCAAGACATTTAATATTTGTCTTGCCTTTTTTATTGTTTTTTGTTATAATATGTCTAAAAGGAGGTATATCATCATGCAATATTTATATTATCATTTTGGAGATATGAAAGGTAAATTAAGTAGTAAGGATATTGTTGATAGCGGTTGGTCTTTTCACAATTTAGTCCCTTTGTATAATAGTGAAACAAATGACTTCATGGGTTGTATTGTTTCATTTCGTGGTGGGTTAAAGACAGACGACATTATGCTCACTTATCTATTGAAAAAATATGGAGATTATCGTGTTGTCTTTAATAATTTTTCGGGAGAAAAAGTTTGTATTGAAAATTTACAATATATTGAGAATAATATAAACTTTACGGCATATGCAGGTAATCGTTTAATGGCTAATGTATTGTTTCTAAAGGAAGAGTATAAAGGTATATTTAAGTTGTCTTAAGTATTTCTAAGTTATTTGGGGTAGTTTTATTGAGTTAAGACTATCCTTTTTATTAGTTTATTTCTGAAACGATAATATTTTTCTATAATATGTCTTGACATTTTTTAAAAAGTGTGCTATATTAATAATAGATTTCGAGGAGAGACCTCGTACAAATAACAAGTCATGTGAAGCAACCACGTATAAAAGCGTAGATAATAGGAGGGATTAAATATGAAGAGAGAGTTTCTTACAGGCTTAGGCATTGACGCTACTTTAGTTGACCAGATTATGGTTGAGAATGGAAAAGACATCGAGGGATTGAAAGCCCAGTTAGGTATACAAAAGGGTTTGGTAAGTGACCTAACAGGCAAGCTAAATACGGCTAATTCTTCTTTAGAAGAGTTTAAAAAAGTAGATGTAACAGCGTTAACGTCTGAAAGGGATAGTTATAAGACTAAATATGAACAGGCTTTAAAGGATAACGATTCCAATATTGCTAATCTGAAAAAAGATTTTGCTTTAGACGGCGTATTGAACTCTTATAAGTTTACTTCCGACTTTGCTAGAACAGGTATTAAAAATCTAATCAATGAAAAAAATCTTGAGTTTAAAGATGGCAAATTCACTGATATAGATAAAACTATGAAAGAATTACAAGAAGCTCACAAAGACGCTTTTATACCCGAAGGTATCGTTACAAAACCTAGCTTTACATCAAGTATTCAAACAAAGAATGATAACCTTACAGCAGTTGAATTTGTAAATGCTAAGTATGCTAATAATCCTTGGGTGAAGAAATTAAATAATCTAGGAGGTAATAATTATGGCATTAATTAGAGGCACTAATATAGCTGAGGAGTATTGGACTACTACTCTGGCAAATTTATATCCAGATAGTACACTTGTTCCAGGAGTTACTTTTAACCCTAAAACAATTTATAAAGCAGGTGGTACATATATACCAAGATTAACAAAGAGTAATGTAAATTCACCTAAACTTCCAGGACAGGATTATGATTTTACTGATGTTAAAGACTCTCTTATTGCTATTGTAACTAATAATAGTCAAACACCTGCAAGAAGACTTTATGAGGCACAGATAGAAACAGTTTCTTATGATATTATAAATCCTGTTGTTGAAGACCTTATTAAAGGTGACCTTGTGCCTGCAATGAATATTGAGGGAATTTCTTGCTTGATTAATGAAGGAACTGATATACAGGATACAACTGTTATTACTAAAGACAATATTAGAGATTATCTTATCACACTTAGAAAGAAAATGCGTGATAAGGGTGCTAAGGGAACTACACTTATTGTCAATACAGAAGTTTATGCAGCTATACTTTCTGTTGCAGGTAAAGATTTTGATACTGATGTTAGAAATAGTCTTAATCTTACAGCTAATATAGGCACATGGCTTGGTTGGACAATTATAGAGTCTAATATATTTAGTTTCTATACAGAAGGTAAGTATATTGATTATTCTGGAACAGAGAAGACTGTTGACCTTTCAGCTATCGACCTTATTGCTTATGATTGGAATGTATTCTTTATTGAAACACTTATGAATTATCTAGATACTCAAAAAGGAACAGGTTTCCATGGTGTCGAAGTTGTTTCTGAAGTTATTAATGGATATCGTGTAGGCGATGCAGAGCAGGTATTTGTTAAGAAGAATAAATAGTATTGCAGGAGGTCTAGCTCATGATAAGTATTGATTTTGATTACTATAAGAACTCGTATTTAGGTGACGCTATTGAAGAAATTGATTTTGCTAAACTTATCAAAAGAGCTAGACCTTTTATTTCTCAGTTTACTTTTGGTCGAGTAGATAAACTAGAGGACGATTACGAGTATGTTGATAAAGTTCGAGATTGCCTGTGTAGTATCTCAGAAGTAATTGCTGAGTTTACTACCGAATCAGGGGTAGAACACGCACCAATAGCGAGTGAAAGCGTTGGAGGTGTTTGGTCAAGAACATATGTAACAGGCTCAGATAGTGAATCTAATAGTTTAGCAACAACAATAAAAAGTAAAGTTAATTTGTATCTTGCCAATACTGATTTGCTTTATGCAGGAGAGTGGTTATTTTGAGTGATATGTTTCCTCATGTATTTACTATCTTTAACTTAGTTGACGAGGATAGTAATGAATATGAAAAGTCAACTATACGTAAAAGCTTATTTGTGAACAGAGAAGCCACAAACCGCAATAAGACAGGTTTAGTAAACGCTGATGCTATTTCAGTATATATCTCTTTACCAGTTAAAGAGTATAGCGGTAAGAAACAAGTTACACCTCAAGAATTTGATAGTTTATCTCAAGAAGATAAAAAAAGTAAATTCTGTTATCGTAAAGGAGATTTCATATCCTTTGGAGATATAACCTTAGATAATTTATCTGTCAATGAGTATAAGAATAAATATGGTAATATTTATGAAATCACAGGTGTTTCTGAATTTAATTATGGCGGATTACCTGTAGTAGTTTTATCCGCTAAGTAAGAAGGTGCTTTCTTTGGCAGGAATGTTTTATAACTTAAATAAGTATATCGAACAATTAAAAGTCGATATAGACGATAGCACTGAAGAAGCTAGGAAAAAGCTTTTAGATAAAGTTATTGAGGATACAGATGAATTTGTTCCTTATAAGACAGGTAAGTTATCAAAAAATGTAGTAGCAAATACTACAACAAATGAAGTAATATATCAAGAGGAATATGCTAGTTATGCTTTCAATCCGATAGCACCTAGCGGAGTTCCTAAACAATACAACCATGAAGTCCATCCAAATGCTCAGGGTTATCCAATGCAAAAGTCAATAGCAGAGCATGAAGAAGATTGGCTCGAACTATTCAGAAAGGAAGTAGAAAATGAGTTGCAGAGGAAAAGATGATATAATTAGTATTATTACTAGTTATATAAACGAAAACTACAATGAAAATGAAATTCCAAAGATTAAGTTCAATGAG